ACTGTTCCGGCACCAGCGCCAAGAAATCTACCAGTATGAGCCTTCGGATTAAGATATCCAGCAGGTAATCCAGCAATTCCTCCCGGCTGAATTGGTGGTGCTGACCTAAAAGGATGTTTAAGGGCTTGAATTGGATGCTTAAGAGCCGGCTTCATTAGTTGCCATAATGATTTTCCAGCCCACGGCAATGCTGCTGATGCTGCTGTTCCCCAAGCCATTATGCCCTCCTACGAGAAAGGTAATTCAATAGATCATCTCTCTGTCTACGTTGAGGAATAGTTGACATAAGAGAAGGAGAGACAGGTTGTTTAGTAGTACCAACACTTCTTGGTGATGGCGGAGGATATTTATCTGCTTGCGTTGCTTCTGCTATACTGGCAAGCATCATCATATTTGAAAGTTTTTTGAGTGCATCCATTTCAGATTTTTTAGCACCCGCTGTTGCCAGCCTGGCTGCAATACCTTCTTTCATCCCTTCCATAGTATATGGCAAGGCACCCTGCCCTCCAACTCCACGATACTGTTTACCCATTTTATCCTTTTCTCTTTTCCAATATTCTTCTTCTGTAATACCTAATAGACCAGTCGCTTCTCCTATATCTCCTAGTCGATCTCTTGGTAGAGTTAGACCTGGAAGCATAGTCGGAACCTGATTCCCGAATGGCTGTTTATGCCACCCTTCAGGAAACTGACGTTTCAACCAATCAGGAAGTCCGAATAGGTTCCAAGTTCTTCCCTCTGGTAAGCCAAAATTTGCCATAATCTATCTCCTACCTTAAAAGGCTACTGCCTATCTGAGAGCCAGCCATCGCACCCCCTGACCCACCTATTGCACCACCGGCTAATGCGCCAAGGATAGAACCAACAGGACTCTGCCCTGGTGCCGTTGATGTAGCTGTTCCACCCCACTCTCCTGAGATCGCAGCGAGATAGTTCTGGAGTGCGTTCGGTTGTAGCGTAGCCTCATACTGATGTCTTGCCATCTGTTCATCAATACCAGCCTGAGTCATAGCCCTTCTCTGTGCGCCTACATCTCCTACTGCGCCGGCCATACCTAGAGGTGCGCCCATTACAGAGGGGTACTGACCTAAGAAGCCTTGCGTTGCCGCAGCCCCTTCTGGGCCTAGACCCATGCCAAACTGCTGTGCTCCTAATCCCATCTGTGCTGCTGGTAAACGAGCTGCCTGTGCCTGTTGGTAAGCGCCACCATATAATGCTGCTAAATTTTGATTCAGAGCCTTCTGACCAGCTTCGGTAGCTTGGGCTGCAAATATATCTCCTCTACTTCCGCCGCCCGGCTGGTAAAGAACCTGCTTTTCTCTAACATTTTCAAGAGCCTTTTCCATCTGGCCTTCAGCTTGTTCTCTGTATGCTTTAGCCATCTCCCCAAATCTACCAGCCGAGTAATTAACATCACCTGATAATAGACCACCATATTGATCATCATCAAAAGGGGTTAGTCCAGAATACTGAGTCTGTGATAATGGTTGGGCAAGGTCTTCACCTCTTTGCATCCTACCAAGACCATAATCTATTCCACCAGTTAGCCCTTCTCGCGCTGCTCTGCTTAATATATCTGGAGTTCCACCGCCAGCATATCCAAGTGTTGCTGTTTGCGCTGCCTGTTGGGCAGGATCAAACCCTGCATATGTCCGTGATGGAAAGTATGAAGGGGCATATTGACCACCAGCATATAATTTACTAGCAGCCTCAAAGGCTTTTGTAAGCCCTGGTAATTGACCTAAACCCTGCGGAAAAGCACCACCAGGGGATATCATTGAGGATGGATATGTCTGTCCACCGAACTCGAATGTATCGCCTTCTGCCCCAGGCATTACGCCCCAAGGAGATGTTTCTGTTTTAGTTACTCTGCTTCCACCTGACATAATTTATTCCTCTAATCTTAAAATGTTCTGCTGACATCTAAAAATTGTTGATAAGTCCAAGGCGTAATAATTTGGACTCGACCAGCAGTGGCAGGATCCTCATAATAATACCTACCCTTACTGCTGGGAGTAATTCTAGCATATGGATTATCTGGCACCCATCTAGGATAGCCTGAAGCACCTGCTAATTGCGTACCGGATAATCCAGTAGGAGCAATACCTCCCGTTTCTTCTGGATCAGTCCATAGAAATTTTTCTTCTTGAAAGGTCATGGGATTAATCCAGCCCCAAGTTCCATCCGGCTTCTTCATCCATAAAGGTGCGTATACGGGCGACGTTGTTTCTTTTGTCGTTTCGTCTTCAACTGATTTTAATGATCTTCTGTGTTCTAAATAAGCATCTTTCAAATCAGGATAACTATCTACATAATCCCCAAAGTTACCAGGCAAATCTCTTCCAGCTGCTTTTCCATGAAGTTCCCAATGTTGTTTGCCCCATTTATCTTTAGCTGTACTTACTCTACTATAAGCAGCATCTTCCAATGCTTGCCTTTCTTCTGCTGCTGCTTCTTCTACTTGTCTTATACGCTCGTTTTCAACTGCTGCTGCCTCTTGCTCCTGCCTTATTCTTTCGTCTTCCAGTCTTTGCTGCTCAAGAAGAGCATCTTCTGCTGCTGCTTCTTCTGCTTGTCTTATTCTTTCGCCTTCCAGTCTTTGCTGTTCAAGGAGTACATTTGCTGCTGCTTGAGCATCCGCTGCCTGTTGTGCAGCCAAGGCATCTGCTGCTTGCTGGTCAAATAATGCTTGTTCGGCTGCTGCCTGTTGAGCGGCTAATTCTTGAGCATCTGCAAGAGCCTGAGCTTCGGCTGCATCTATGAGAGCCTGGTCTACAGCACCTACCCCAGGATAACCCTCTTCAATACCTTCTTCAACTGCTCCTGTGCTTATACCTTCGACTTCTTCTGTTCCTGTACCGCCTGTATCGACACCATATACAATAGATTCTCCGGTATCAGGATCAGTCCAGATTATTTCTCCTGCACCACCATTACCTGCACCACCATTACCTGTACCACCATTACCTGTACCGCCATTATCTCCATTAACAGTTACACCATTATCAGGATCAATCCAAGGATCAACAACAACAGGATCAACAACAACAGGATCAACAACAACAGGATCATCTTTTTTCACCATCCAGGGTGGAATATTAGGGAGCCACTGAGGATTAAATGTAACTTTCTGTTCAATTAACTGCTTCCACGGCTCAAATTCCATCATTGCTCTCCAATCTCCTAGACTACCACCATAGGTAGGCAGGGGAACAGGAATACCAGGATCATAAGGATTACGAATAACTGCCATTATTGCATCCTCTGTTTCAAATCTTTAGTTATTACCATATACTTATGTTCCCAATCTATCAGTTTCTTTGCCATTCCCTTTCTTGTCCATGCTTCAAGAGATGAGCAATCATTATTTAACGCAAATCCCTCAACCAATGGAAGAAAGCCATACCATTTACTCATGCCACGACCATCCTTACCAGCTATTGTGATTACCCTTAATACTCTTTTCCTTGGGTATACTATAATCTCTGTAATCATAGCAGCGGCTACGCCTTCAGATAAAGCAACCCATAACTGCATCTTACCAGTCTTCAATGGATCGACTAAATCTTCAGAAAGCACTTCTCCTTCTGAGTGTTCTAACGCAGCATCTATTAGGGGGACTACCTCATCCCAGACTACATTAAGATCATCAGGCTGTATTAAAACAACTTTACAGTTTGTTCCAACTCGTGCCGTACCAATAAATTCCCTCGCCCGAGCCTGGATTCCAGTCTGATCCATCTGCGAATCTAATGTCTCCTGTTCTTGGTCTTCCTGGCGCTTCATGTATCCTCTCTAATCTGAAAGTTGCTTGGTTTAACAGAATATCTCCTAGCCTTTTTAGTTCATGTACAACGTATTGCCCTAAATCTTCTTCATTTAGCGGCAATGGGCCTGGTTCATAGTGTGTTACAGACCTTTCTACTCTATCTACATGCGTAGCCATTAGTACGTCTTTGAGCCTCTATTCCCTACATTTTTAATATCCAGGGAATAGCCATCCAATCTCCATGTTTGATCTCCAGTGGATTCAAATTTCACACCGATATATTTTCCGGTTACTCTAACAGGTACTTTTGACTGGTCATCTGGGTTGAAGGCATATGGGCCTTCCCATGTAATTGCTTCTTCTGTAGACATTTGATGACCAACATATACATTAATATCAACTGCTGCTGTTGATAAAGTCATCTTAGGCCAGACAGCTGTAACGCTCTTAACTGTTGACGGATTTGGCTGCCCAGATTCATCTACACTTAAACCTGTTCTTTCAATATAGGAAGTCATATTAGTGCCGTCTGATGTATTGCCAGTATTATGTCTATACATCTTAGTATTTGTTGGAGATGCCATAACTAATGACTTACCAGCCGTATTGAAGAAAGAAGATGCACCAGCCTCACTCCATTTCTTAGTATTATTAGCCCAAGTCGTTGTATCGGCAGACCAGGAAGCAGAAGCAAGAGGATCACCCTGAACACCAAATGCCATCATTCCTAAGTCTGGAAGATCACGCTCCGTGAAGGTATTATTTACCCAGTTCCATACTAATGCTTTATCACACTGGACATTAGTTACGTTAGATGAAGACACATAACAAGCATGTATCTCGGTAGCGCCATAGTCAACAGCAACAAATGACTTTTCTGCTTCGTCACCGTGCATACTACTAAATAAATGATCTCTCATTTTATGCGGCAAGATAGATTGAACTTTCATTCCATCATTAACATAGATATCACCATTACCAAGAATGAAATGCTTATCTTCAAATTCTGCTATACAGTTCTTAGAAAATGCTCCAATATTTGGAGACAATTGACGGAATGCGAAGATAAATGGTGTGCCGACATACGACATAACATGAATCGAGTCCTGCTTATAGATCATAAACTTGTCTGTAAGAGGAAGGCCATCTACGATGGCTCCTTTTGAGTCAGCTAATTCATACTCCCCCGCATCGACCGTTGCGCTCGTTTCATCCCAGGAGGATGGAAGAGCCTGAGTAGCTGCTTCATGCGACCATTTAACTAAACTTGTATACGCTGTTCCAGCCTTTGTTACATTAAGAGCAATCAGGAAAGATCGAAATGCTTTAACAGAGAAAGGATAATGATTAGCTCCAGACCAATCACTAAGGTCAGCCATCTTAGTAGTTATAACAGGCAGACCAGCAGTTAATGCCCAGAACTGTGGAACATCGTAGCCATTAGACATAATCAAAACGCCACCTAATACAGTAGATGTCCAGTTTTGCTTAGCCGTAGCATTATAATTTACATCTGAACTAGAAGTCTGTCTGGTTATATTAGTCCATACAGACCCATTATGTACATATATTTTAGTTAGCCCCCCTATAATCCAGAAAGATGTAGTACCCGCTACTAAATTAGTAACATAATAAGGGGCAACAGGACAGGAGGCCATAACCTCCTTATAGCCGGGGGTCTTTTGAATAGCCCCATGCTCTGCTCTGATGTTATTACCATCTGTCCAGACGTTATTGGGTAATTGCCAAGGGTTTATATCTTTGACAATTCCAATCTGCCCGACTTGATCGATCGGGATTAAAGCCATTACAGTTTTGGATACCGTGCTTTGATTTCAGCAACGTTGTCCTGCCATGCTTCCAGACCATTTTCTGCGATAAATTCAAGTTGTTTTTCCGGCGAACCGTAATTTACAAGCCTAATTGCTCTTACTTGCTCATCACGTTCCAATTCCGTTTTTGGCGTTTGCTCCCAAACCTGTTTCCAGTCACCGTTTACCTTTATTGGTGCGCCTTCTGTCACATTGTTGTCTGGATATTTAGTAACTACTCCATTGTCATCTACTTCTACATCATCAGATGGAATAACCGCTTCTAGAACTTCAACAACCCCATAATCAGTCCGTATGTGTTCATCTTCCATAACTGTTTTGGGGAATGATACATTTGGATTATCTTTCCTCAAGTTAGCAATTTCATACGGATATTGAACAACTGATCCATTTTCTACTTTTGCATATAACATTTTTTTTCCTCTTAGACTGTGTACCTTATAACTACAATGCCTGAGCCACCTGCACTTCCGACTCGGTGAGCGGCAGTTGCTGACATTGTGCCGGGGCCACCACCACCGCCCGTATTGGCGGTCGCTGCTGGAGTAACTCCGCCGGTGACGTTACTAGCACCACCACCAGAGCCACCTGATCCGCTATTGCCGCCTCCGCCTCCACCACCGTAGTAGACGTTTGACCCAGTGCGATAAAGGTTTTGTAATCCAACGCCGCCGGGAGTACCACCTGCGTTTCCGGCTTCTGCGTCTGCTGCTGCCGCTCCGGCTCCGCCGCCACCACCTGCTCCACTTGCGTCGTCGCCAGCATCTCCTTCACCACCGGCATAACCCTCTACAGGGGAGTAGCTTCCGGCATTACCGGTGCCTCCTGCTCGGTTTGGCTGAGAGCCGCCGCCGCCAGAGCCACCTGCTGCACCAACTCTGCCGCCTCCGCCTCCGCCGCCTCCACCAGAGGCGCTTATAGAATTAGCTGAACTATTTGTGCCAGTTGCTCCTGTGGTACCTAGTCCGCCAGAACTGGCTTGACCTGCTCCACCCGCTCCGCCGGGGCCGATTACAATGGAATGATCTCCGGCTGTAAAAGTGCTAGTTGCAATAACTCTGACACCACCAGCGCCGCCACCAC